ATGCACAATTATACACTACCCAGGGGCTTATGCGACCTGAAACAATGGCATAGCATATTGTATTGTCATTGCCATATCGTAAAAAGTCATGTGCTGGATTATCAGTTTCTTCGCTCCAGGTAATGCTGTGTTCAATTGCACGTGACAGTGCGTCGGATATGTTTTCATTGCGCAAGTAATCAGCTAGGTATTCTGTATAAACACTGTCTCGGCACCAGTTGTCAATTTTTTTGTTTTTCTTGACCACCCAATCTATAAATCTAGACACATTCACAGCACGTATAGACACACAATAACGTCCAAATTTTACAAACGCCTTGTAGTAAGGGGATTTAGCAAAGTCGTCAAATGTTTTTAGTCGAGCTGATCCTTGACTGATTTCGTAAAATCTCAAGTACGCCTGCAATCCCAGTTGAACTCCAACTTCTGACTGTTCTTGATGTCGACGCCTGGCCTCGCACACATGAACTGCTAGACTAGTTTCTTTTATAAAATCTTTTTCACAGTAACGACATTGGTAAGTCATTTATCCTGACCCAGATCCTTGAGGTGAGCATCAATATCTTTCTGTGACACAAGATGGCTTAGTGTTTCTGCGTCACTGCCTTTCATGTTGGGGTACAAATTCATCAGTTGTTTTTTCTTTGTACCAGCATTGGCTTTGTTGCCATCTTTCTTTTTGGGAGAAATCCATTGGTGTTTGAATGTTCCCATGCCTGGACTCACTGCTGTAGCACACAACCATTGCAGTTTAGGATGACGATTTATGGTAAAAAAATGTTTGTTGAGATAGTGATTACAGCTTTGTAAATAGTATTCTTGAAGTGCTTGACTACCTTGCACAGCCGACCCCCACCGAATCATCAAGTAGTTGCTGAACTTCTTGCGTTCCTCATCTGTTAGGCTATCGTAAAAGTCTCGATCTTTTCCGTCAAGACATGCCATCTCGTTGTGTATGCTAAGTTTATCCATTGCGTCGATTAATCATTGCAGTTGCATCATCGACTCTTGCCTTGAGTCTCTTTAGTTCTCTTTCAAGAAAGTCAATACGGCTATTCTGTGCTTTTATTAATTCTTTAAGCTCTATACTGTGATCAGTTTTTTGCTCAACTGCAACTTTCACCGGGGGTCCACTTTTTTCGTATTGTTCCATGATTACCAAGCCTTGTTATAATCGACTATTTCGCAATTTCTACTTACATCTTTTACAAAATACACACAGTCAGGATTTGCATGATCTGACAGCGGAACCGCTAGCATTTGTCCGTTTTTGAGTTTGGGCGCATACCATGTGACTTCATGATACACATCTACAATTTCAATATCAGGAAAACTGGGCCTAAAACTGCTCAAGGGATTGAATTGAAATACTTTGAACCCTCGATCATTGATTGATGTTAACGGAAGTACTTCCAGGTCCCCCACGTCGGGCTCGCCAATGAGTATTTGCCAGTCCATGGGCATCTTGACGGTGTCCTCGCCTATACGCAATATCAATGCAGGAGCCGAAAAGCTTTCCAAAAAGATCAATGGTATGTAATAATAGTCAGGATTAGAAGTGTCTGAATTATCTAGTATGGCAAACCTCATGTCATCTACCTCTTCCGGCAGTGTGTCAAGGTTGTAGGACTGATTGTCTAGTGTTAGTATTCTCATGAGTGTAGTATAGCAGGTATAATTGTAAATGTCAAATTTTCATCCATTCCAACTTCTCTTGTGTGAAAGGATAGTTGGCTTCCTTGTAGAACTGTTTGCGTTTGGTCAAGTGACGCTTGGCAAACTTACATGTTGATGTTATGTCCCAGATTTGAACATGGTCTTTGTCTTCTGCTTTGCGTATGCCACGCCCAATGCTTTGTATAACGCGGACAAAGCTTTTGCCGGGTTCCACAAGAACCAAATTAAAAATCCTAGGAATATTAATGCCCACAGCGGCAACACCGTAAGTGGCCACAATAATCTTATCAACGCTGTCTGCAACCTGATCATATTCATCTTGTCTGTCTTTGGCCTTGGTTGCCCCGGACACAAATACTGATTTATCCCCTAGGCGTTCTACCAATTGGCGACCACACTCGGTACGGTCTACCAAGACCAAGGTATTGCCAGTTAAATTAACTTGTTGTATTAGATTGGCCATTGTGTCTAGTCGGCCAGATTCTTCCAACAGATATTTAAGCTCACTCTGATAATCATTGTACTCTACATGATCTACCAACTGTACAATATTCACGTGACACTGTGCTAGCACACCCCGATCCTGCAGTTCGCTGGCAGCAAGTCGGCTAATAACCGGCCCTAGACTAACCAACAAGCTTACACTTTCAAATTTTTCTTTGGGTATTGTGCCAGTCAGTCCCCAGCGAATAGGCACTCTTGCCATTACGCCTGTTAACAAAGTTTTGAGTGCATCTGCTTTGGCCATGTGCACTTCGTCTACTATAACGCACACCACATCTTCCATGAAGTCTTGTATGGTGAATTCTGCCTTGCCCGACTTGGTATCCTTTAACAAGTTGTTTAGGCTTTGCCAAGTACAAATGGTATGTGTCTTGCCATATTCTTTTCTGTCACCAAAGTACACGCCCACATGCAAGCCCAAGTTAACATAATCTTTTTCTGTTTGTGTAACCAAGCTCTTGTTGGGCACAATAATAATGCTTCGACCATAGGGTTCAATTCTACTGCTCAAGGCAGCAGTCATAACAGTTTTGCCTGCACCTGTGGCCACTTCCTGAATGCATTGTGGGTTGTTCAAGTAGTTGTTGACAATTTCAACTTGGTAGTCTCGCATCATGACTGTTTCACCAGCTTGAGGATGTCCTTTGGGCCAGAACTTGTGAGCAAATGATGTTTCTTCAAATGGCTCAAAGTCAAACGACACCGAATAGTCACGCTGATCATCAAGCTCAATGTCATAATTGTATTGTTCAAGCACAGGAATAATTTCAGGCAACAAGTTGGTAAATGTACTACCACCCAGTTGGAAGTAGGCTATTTTGCCGTCCCAGCGGCCCAGTCTCACAGCTGGCAAATATCTTGCATAAGGTATTTCGTATTTGAATTGTTTGGTCAATCGCTGACGCATGTCCAAGTCAAGACCTTCAATCTTGATATTGACTTCATCTTTAATTACTATGGTCGCTGTTTTCATGTTGTCAATCCGGTTTGCTGTTGCAACCATGCATGGTATATGTTTGCATCTACTGTGGGCACTAGTTGGAGTAAATCTTCCACCGCATGTCCTGTTACAATACGTTCAAGTTGTATTATACGCTGAGTTTTGGTTTTAATCAAGCTGGAAAAGTCCCGCATTACTTGTGCATATCCTGACACATCTTGTGCACCGCATGACTCAACCATTTCTTGCCACACTTGTGGTCGGTGTAACTGCTGAAATCTTGTGGCTGCCCATAAAGCAGTGCCCCAATTCTCAACTGTGATGGCAATAAAGTCATGTGCCTGGCGCACATGGTATTCTAAATCATGGCTAGGTACGCTATTCCAATGATGGGATGTCCGGTCAAGGTACTGATTGCGTTCCCAATCACTAGCAAACAGGTGTGTCTTTTTCAATAAACTACGATCGGGTGCTAGATGTAGTGTGATATTTACCATAGCTTCTCGGGGATCAATCATGGCAGTAACAAGATCGCCGCATGCGCCGCCATTATAACACACAATTTCGATCATGCAATTACTTCCCAGGGGCTACCTTGATATACAAACCAAAACTTTAGGTTGCCATTTGTGGTATCAGGATTTTCTAACATGTCATAATAGCCATTTTCATCTGGCACTTTCCGTTCAAAGTCCACTGAATGCCATACCAACTCAAATCCATGTGCTGATAAATCAATTGCCCAATTTAAAAAATGTTGTTCCATGTTGACAGTAAGTCTATTAACATACATTTGAGTATCTCGAAAACTGTAAAATACTCTGCACCCGGGGCGCATTATTTTGCTGTAATTAATTAAATGGTTGTTGAGTCCTTGCAATGTGACCCAATGGTCTCCACGATTGTTTACTACAGCAAAATTATCAGCACGAAAATTTACAGTATTTGCTATACCGGCACGGTCAAGACAGATATGTGCATCGGGATAAAAGGTTTTGACCACTGGATGCATTTCAATTACTTCTACGTCAGGGAATATGTCTCGTATGTAGTAGCCGGCACTGCCAAAAAACACTGTGGTGCCTGCTTGGCAATTTTTAAGTATAGAATAATCATATTCATCTAGTACTGCCAAATTGGGGTTCTTTCTGTTTGTTAACCAATACTGGTGCTTGAGTCGCCCTGCTCGATATCTAAAGTACTGAGTTTTCCAGTCAGTACGAATGTGCTGTTCATGAAAATGTTCTATTAGCTTTGTCATTTTTGAATGTAAAATAGTCTGTCGGGAATAACCCAAGTAAAGCTTTCCCCATGATCTACATAGTCCTGGCTAAGATCCAATATCTTGGTTTGGGGCAAACTTTTACGCAGCCATTGAGGAATGGCCAGTGTCAACTTGTCACTCAGTGTAGAGTCAATATAACTATTATCAATATTGATATAATGTCTATTCAAGCAAACAAAAAGATTTGGACATTGATTTAATAGAATGAGTATCTGTTCAACTAATACAGTACACGGATACCTACTGAATTTTTGATCTGTTATTACAACTAAGTCTGCTTGGTCCGGACTTGCAACACGATGGGTTTGATCAAAGTTCACAAACACATCAGTATCAGTTACAAAGTGCACACGTCGGAATTCATTTAAAACTATAAAATCCTCAATTTGTTTTTCTCTACGCATACGCACTTCTTCTGTAAAAAACTTACGTTGGGTGGCGTTCCAGACACGAGCCCATTTGTAAAGGTTGCGAGGAGATTCTATTTGTAATGATTTGCTGGGTTGGTTGATATTCATTGTGTAGTATTATAACATTTATCATCTCACAAGTCAAAAAAACAGGTACCGTTTTATGAGTACCTGTTGAAACGGATTGTCTAGGAGCTAGACTAAAATTGACAATCCGGTAAACTGTTAAGCCATGCGATCCACGTTTTGCCCTGGTTGATTCATTTGGCGGTTTCGTTCAGTGCGTTTTTGTTCCTGTACTTCGGCTTGTTGTTTGTTGCGACGTTCTTCTAATCTAAGTTCTTCGTGCCGCTGTTCCAGTCGCTTGTATTCTGTGCGCTGATATATTTCGTTGTTGTATGCAGTAACTCTGGTCACGTCCATGTCAATCTCCCTGTTACACTTAGTTATCGATCCCAAAGTGTTCTTCTAACCATTTTCTTGCTTGGAATCGTGCTATTAATTGATGCTCACCTGGATCTAAAATATCACAACATTCTTGCACAATCAACTCGGCAAATTTTACCAGCTGGTTGGTATTAACATCTGGGTAATGACTTCCGCCAGCCTGTAATGCAAGTTCTCGAATTCGATCATTCATCTTTCATCTCCACAATTCCAAAATGTACTAGCAAATCTCTACCTAGTAATGGACCATGCTCCCAGGCACTCCTGGCGTACCGATCACATTCCCGCACAATCAACTCGGCAAACCGTTCATAATCAAAATATAGTACAGTATCTTTATCACAGACCTTGCATTGACTGTGCAATTCTCGAATTCGTTCGTTCATTTGTGACCTTTATAAATCAACTTGTTTACAATGTTAAGATCAAACTGTAAACTTGTAATCTGATCTTTAAGATCCTGATACTCTGAACTTTGTACATCACCGTCATGAGTGACAATATCCAAATACATAGCGGCTGCTCGGTCGTGTGCTTGTGTAAGTTCTTGTTCTAATAATACTCGTCTGTCTTTTAGCATGATTTTAAATGTCCGGAAATTGATAAGTCTGCCACTCGGGGTCAGGGCCCAGCTGAGCCTCACTCAAGGCTTTGGCCGCATCAGTGTAACCATAGTTAACCAAGGTTTGAACACAATCTTGAACAACCAACTTGGCAAACTTTTCAGTATCAAACCGATCCACCATATAGCTATCAAAAGCACTAGTGCCACGTTGTTCACGCACAATGCACTGGCTCTGTAATTCAAGAAGTTGTTGATTCATTTTAGTTGTCCCAGGTGTCAAGAAGTATAATGTAACCAATCATGAAAAACAACCAACCTTGTGCGGTGTTACCTTGCGCAAAATACTGTAGGCCACTTAGCACATTGATACCACCGATTGTGTATCCAATAGATTTGCGATACGTTCCAAACCAAACTGCAAATTTTTCAAACATCATGATTCCTTTAAAAAATAGCACTTGCTATAGATGCCGCATTCCATGCTGAGAAGAATATGTTGAACCACCCCATGGCAGTATTGCCATGTTCAAAATCACGGGTGGCCCAACGCCAGCACAACACCATGACAACTGTATTTAATACAATCATCCAGCTCATTTTAGGCACTCTTCATACATGTAGTCTCGGCCATCAATCTCCACTTTGCAGGGAAGCTCTTGACCAAGTCTGCAATTTTTAGCGCCATACGCAAGCTCATCTCACGCAACCGCTCTTGGTTGGTGTTCATGAACTCAATAATGTCGTCTTGCTGGTACTGATTAAACTCGTAGTCCGAAAACAACACACCATCATTGGCAATCTGCTTAATGCGTAAGATCTTGTCACGCATAGTGTCAAGTGTCAAGTCCAGATAGTGACAACGGCTCTGCAATGCATCCAGGTGATCCCGCAATTTTTGCGATTTCATTTTGTCAAACTTCAAGTTTGTAATAAAGATCACACTACCTTTAAACTCAAAACTGTCTGGGATGCCTTCTCTGCGCAGAGCACTAGATTCTGACAACCAAGAAATTTTACGTTTCTTGCCGGAATCCAAGGCACCCTTTAACAAGTTGAGTGCCACGTCATCTAACAAGATGCTGTCACAGTCATCAAACACTAAGACGCAATTGGCATCAGAGTACTTGTACAGGGTCTGGTACAAGCCAATTGGGGTTGCACTACCTTTAACAACTTCTGCACGAAGTCGTTTGCCACTCAGTTTGTCAAACAAACAAGCCTTGTCAACCTCGGCTTCTACGCCGTAGCTCTTGCCCACACCTGGAGGGCCACTCACAATCATGGCACGGATGTCACCAGCCGTTGCGGCTTTGGTCATCTCTGTAAGGATCTCAAAACGCTCGCGAATACGAGTCATTGCTTCTTCCTCAGTTTCCTGGGGTTTTACAAAATCAATTGTGTTTTTTGCGGCTGTAGCTGTCATTGTGTGTTCTCCGACGATTTCAATTTGTTCCATGCTGTCAACTTTGACACGAACCACATCAAATTCTGCACCAAAGTAGCCGTCACTTTTTACAGTAACAAACCCACCTCGGGCACCTTTTGTGTAATCTTTAACTAGTGTAAAGGCAATGTTCTGCACAGATTTGTTGCGATAGTTGCCGTTACGTATTAGTACTTGAGTCATTTATCTAGCTCCTTTTTAATTACTATACTTCTATTGTAGCAAATGGGCAATTTCTGGTCAACCTCTAGTTTTTTGGGTATTTTAGCGAGTGTTGCACAAAAACAACACTGTAAAATCCTGGGTTTTGCCTCTTTTTTAACTGCAAATGCATTGTACTATATCTAGAATTAGTGGTCAAGCACAAAAGAAAAACCCTGCTCTGGGCAGGGTTTTTTACATATTTACAGCATTTATCAAGGTGTTGATTCTGGCACAATTGCTTGGCACTCATAATCAAATTCTATAGTGGAACCGGAAGGCACCCACCAGATCCACTCGCCGGTGAGATCCGGATTGGAGGTTTTTTTAGTAACCGGGATGCCATTAATACGAACATTAGTTTTTGTATCACCAGCAGGTATGTCAATATTTTCAACAAAAACTGCGGTCGGTTCAATACCGTGTCCAGGAGTTCCCGGGGGTGCAAAACTACCAATTGTAATTTGTTTTAATTTTAAATCACCGTTTGTTGCAGTGATCGACACAGGCAATATTCCAGCCAAATCAGTGTCTGTTGGCCAACTACACAATGCAACACAATTGATAATGTTATCTTCACTAACATAAGGTGCAACTGTTGGCACAGTACCAGAATACACATCTGTGCCGTTAAAATTCACCACAAGTGTTGCTGGATTCGCTGTGTCACCCACAACTTCTCCTAATAATTCATGCCATCTCTGACCCATAGTATATCTCCCTGTTGTTGTATTTATTTATCATCAAATTAGATAATCAAATCCAATGTTGAACAATCTTGTGATCCAGTACATCGTGTGGTTTGGGTTTGCCGTGAAAAACTACTATACTTACATTGTCGTCTAGAATAGCCCCTGCGTCGGGGCATCGAACCGTGCGAGTTCTTAGATCCATGCCACCATCGCTCACTTGCCAACGCCAGCTTTGCACCAGACTTTCATCAAAAAATCTCAAACTAATCGGGGGTACTACTTCGGTTATAAAGTCCTGATCACCGGGGTACCGCCGAATAATTTCCATGGGATCGTTTTCCATAAACTGCGTCCAGATATAAGGATGTGTACTGTTGTTCCAATGCATCACACTGGAATTTATACCTTGCCAGGTGGGCCGCTGTAGATACTTAAAATCTCTAATGGCCCAAAAATATCTTGGAGAACAATCCAGTATCCAGTCAATTGACTTTACCAAAACAGTGTCAAGATCAAAATATAGCAATTGCCCTGGAAATGTGTCTGGGTTGAACATTTGCATTTTATACCACCAACTACGTCGTGGTCCAGCAACACCGGGCCACTCTTCAAGAGTGTGTTTGATCATGTGGTCTGGAACGGCCCTGCTGTCTTCAGTCCAGACGTGTAATTTTATTGGTCGCGACAAGTTTCTTGACAGCATAGAATGCAGTCGATCAACATAGGTCCAATCATATGCATTGCCATGTATAACACAGGCACAGTTTACAGGAGTTTGATTCATAGGGAGATTTGATATTTAGTATTATGTACGTACATAAATATCATTATGAAAATAATTGTTGTCACTGGTGGGTTTGATCCACTGCATTCAGGTCACATTGCCTATTTCAAAGCTGCTCGAACACTTGGGGATAGGTTGGTTGTAGGACTTAACTCTGATGAATGGCTTAGCCGTAAAAAAGGTAGGCCCTTTATGCCTTTGCAAGAGCGCATGGCCATTGTGGGCAATCTTGAAGTAGTTGATGAAGTTGTTGTTTACAACGATGATGATGGGTCCAGTTGTGATGCCATCAAACTAGTTAAATCTCGCTACCCCACAGCAGACATTGTGTTTGCTAATGGAGGCGATCGCACTAAAGATAATATCCCTGAAATGGTATTTGATGATGTGGAGTTTGTGTTTGGAGTAGGTGGCCAAAACAAAATGAACTCTAGTTCATGGATACTAGAAGATTGGAAGAAACCCCGGACCACACGTGCCTGGGGGTATTATCGTGTATTACACGAAGTTGGACAACACACCAAGCTCAAAGAACTCACTGTGACTCCCAAAACTTGCTTGAGCATGCAACGTCATGAAAAACGTGCTGAGTTTTGGTTTGTTGCCGAAGGTGAAGCCACTGTTTACACTGTGGATCCGCACAGCACAGATCATGACATAATGGCAAGTCCGGCACGCCATCAACATACGTTTATCCGACTTAATGAATGGCATCAACTTTGCAACGAAACTGATCAACCTCTCAAACTAATTGAAATTCAATACGGCGAAGATTGTGTAGAAGAGGATATTGAACGCAGATGAAAGCCATACCAGTTTATGTTGGATATGATCCAAGAGAAGCCATTGCTTTTCACACCTGTACAAACTCAATCATACGTCATGCATCAAAGCCTGTGGCTATTATTCCTGTGGCGCTAAACTTGTTTCGTGACTATGAAGAAACACACACAGATGGCAGCAATCATTTTATCTACACACGATTCCTTGTGCCCCACCTGCAAGAATATACAGGCTGGGCTATCTTTATTGACGGCGACATGATTGTGCGCGGTGATATTACTGAACTGTGGGAGTTAAAAAATCCTTATAATGATGTCATGGTGGTCAAACACGATTACCAAACACGCATGCCTGTAAAGTACCTAGGAGCAAAGAATGAAAACTATCCTCGAAAAAATTGGTCTAGTGTTATTCTGTGGAATTGTAATAGCTTTCCTAACAGGAAACTTACCCCAGAGTTCATACAAAAATCCACAGGCAGTGAGCTCCACCGCTTCTCGTGGCTAGAAGATGACCGCATCGGTGAACTACCGCCTGAGTGGAATTGGTTGCCTGACGAGTACGGTGTCAACCGAGATGCCAAGCTGTTACACTACACGCTAGGCACACCTTGTTTTCAAGAGTTTGCTGACACCCCACAGGGTGACGAATGGCATCGTGAACGCATCTTGACCGAGTACTGCTTGCAAAGGAATATGCTATGATTTTACCAGTAGCACTAGTTGATCGGTGGCCCGGTGATGAATATAAACAACATCATGTCACAATTGAATCAGCACTTAAACACAGTGTTGCCGATTTGCTAAAACTTCGCAACGAAGTTAACATTCTCAAACAAATTGAACAACAATGGGGATTGAGTGCAATTCCAGAAGAGTTGTTAACTAAAGAAATTAAAAATGCTATCAAGCGCAATGGCGGAGATGAACTAGGTCAAGAGTTTCGCCAATATATTATACATCAGGCTGAAAAATTTGATCGTTGTTTAAAATTCTCTGACTATCCTGCCATGGTCATGGCGGCCTATCCAACCAGTAAATTTGTTTCCAAAGATAAATTTTGGGAAGAGGCTGAAGATATTATTAAAACCCCAGTGCTGGTGCGCGGCATTAGTGCAGGTAAAATAATCAAATTTGTTCAGGAACACGGACAAGATTACTACTTCATTGAAACCGGATACCTTGGAAACTATCGATGTGACAACAATCAAACTGGTAGAAAAATCTATCACCGTATTGAAAAAAACAACATGCAACAAGATCGAATCATGGATGTTCCCCCAGATCGCTGGCAAGAGGTGTGTAAGTTCAATCCTAATCTAACATATCGTGGCTGGCGCAAGCCCGGCAGTAAGATTTTGCTGGTCATGAGCACCGATAAACCATTCCAGTACTATGGTACCACACGTGATAAATGGATCAAGAACACAATAGCAACCATACGAAAACACACAGATCGTGAAATTGTCATACGTGAGAAGGCTGGTCGAGGCGAGCGCACAAACCACACTATCTACGATGCTCTAGACAAAGATATCTATGCATTGGTTACTTACAACAGTATTGCCGCAGTTGAAGCTATACAGCATGGCATCCCAGCATTTAGCATGGCACCCACTGCCGCTAGCCCAGTTAGTTCAACTGACTTGTCGCGGATTGAGAATCCCCCACGTCATGACGAAGACTTGATCTACAAATGGTTAAGCAGTGTGGCATATGGGCAGTTTAGTTTAAGTGAGTTAATCACAGGTCGAGCCTGGGAATTAGTACAGGAAAATCAAAATCGTGCGACAATTAGTTGTTAAAAGCTATCTTGGCAGTTTGCCTGCAAAGATCAACGGCGAAGAAAAAACCAATGCACTGACTTACTTTGCCGAAGGTGCTGCCAAGTGTGGAGATATCGGGACAACCACACGCAGTCAAACATACGAAGAATGTGATGTGGGTGCTATAATTGGCAATGCATTTGATGCCAACCCCGGCAAAGTAAATCTCCCGCACTATAAAGTTCGCAAAATGGTCATGGACACACAAGCTAATCTGCACAAGTATTGGCTCAGTGTTGACAGCAATGTGTTTATCTACAAAGACCGGTTAAACCCACATCGCTATCTACGTTATAGTTTCAATGGAGTATTTCCTAAAACAGGTATCTACTGTAATGAAAACCCAGGTGAAGAAAACTGGGCCAACATGCGCAGACACTACAACATGGATCTTGGCCCTTGGCGTAGAAGCGGCAAGCACATTTTGATTGCCATGCAACGACCAAAAGGTTGGAGCATGCGCGGAGCCAATCTCATGACATGGTTAGATGACACTGTCAAGAAGATTCGTCAGTACAGCGATCGCCCTATCAAGATACGCTGGCATCCAGGTGATTGGAAAAACTTTGCCAAGGATTTTGATCCTGCAAAATATGGTGCCAAGCTAAGTCCACAAGACCGTCATATTACAGAAGATCTTGTTAGCTGTTGGGCATTGGTGTGTCATAACTCAACACCCAGTGCTGTTGCTACCATTGAAGGTATTCCGGCCTTTATCACAGATGATCCGGGATATAGTCAAGCCGGTGCAATGGCCAACACAGACTTTAGTCGCCTTGAAAGCCCTGTGATGTTGGATCGTGAGCTATGGATTCGTCAACTGGCTCAGTGTCACTGGAGTTTTGATGACCTTCGATCGGGTCGTTGCTGGAATCACATGCGTCAATGGGTACAGGTGAAGTAAAGTACCAATTGTACAATTCATCCAATTGTTGCGTGTAGCTGCCAATACCAGTTTTAAATTCTGCACGAGTATCTAACAATACTTTGTTGACATCTTTGGGGCCTGATGTTTTATGAACAGTCTTGCCAAGATTCCAGCGTTGATTAATTTTATACAATAATCCGTATTTGTCAATCTTGTTAGAGTTGCTTACTAGATGGTATACTCCGGTAATTCTAGGCCTGCCAATGTAAAGCTCAATACATTTGGCCAATTGCAATGTTGTGATACCATTCCACCAAGCATTGTCCCACCCCTGTAAGTCTTGTTCAGGGTTGGTGTAAATCCAATTAAACAATCCTGTGCCATCCTTGAGCTCTGGACCAATAATGCTCATTCTGAACGTAATATCCTTGTCATTGACAAGTTCACCCATGGCCTTGCTACGACCATAAGCATTTGTCTCTGTAGGTAAGTCGGATTCTTTGTAGTTGCCCTGCTGGCCATCAAACACACAATCTGTACTGAGATGAATAACTCGAGTGGCGGTGCCTTTATAATGTTGCTCTAAAAAGTGCGGCCACCATGAGTTAATTAATACAGCACGATCAGGGCGGTTGATACAATCCTTAACCAATAAACCAATACAGTTGACCACAAAGTCTGCTTGACTTTCTCTACGGCTAAAAAAGTCTGTCACTTGCCAGCGTTTTTCAACATCTAGTAGATCTCTTGCAATACCAACTACGTTGTGTCCTTGTTCTTTGAGATAACGTGCAACCACATGTCCTGCCATGCCGTTGCTGCCAAATACCAATACTCGACTCATAAAAATCCTCCTTTGCGTAACATTGCGGTTAATTCAGGTCTTGTCATTTCTTTTGTGCGACTGCTAAACTCTTGGTAGGGAAATGCATTTTGTGTGCTGTAGAGTTTTTTCAAGTTAACAGGATCTTTAGGTGGCACTATCACAAAGTAATTTTGATCATAACAATAACTTAGCGGAGCTTCGTGTTTGCTGACCAACATTTCATCTAGTTTTTCCCCGGGACGCATGCCAGTTTCTACAACTTCCACACGTCCGTAGTGTTCCATTAACACATCTGCTACATCAGTAATTGAGCAAGCAGGCATGTTCATCACAAATGTTTCTCCACCTAAGCTAGCAATGGCTGCTTTAAACAACAATTCAATTGCTTCTTCCAGTGTTAAGAAAAAGCGTGTCATGCGTCGATCAGTTATTGTAATAGGGCCGCCTGCTTTGATTTGTTCAATAAAATAAGGAATTACAGATCCATTTGATCCCATGACATTGCCACCACGTACACACACAAACTTGGTGTAGTCAGACAACTCATTGCCTTGGATGATCAACTTCTCACCCACGCTTTTGGTCATGCCGTACAAGTTAACAGGTTCCACAGCTTTGTCAGTGCTTACGTCTATCACCTTCTTTACACGATTTAGTATAGAAGCATTCACAATGTTGGTTGTGCCTGAAATATTTGTTTTGATGGCTTCTTGTGGATGATCTTCGCAAATAGGCACATGTTTGAGTGCTGCCAAGTGGAAAACATAATCAATTCCACGTGTGGCAAATTCCACGCTGTCGTAGTCACGCACATCTCCAATTACAAACTTCAATCTTGAATCATTGAACTTGCGTTGCATTAACACTTGTTGTAGTTCACCACGACTGAAGATTACAACTTCACGTGGATTGTGTGTTTCCAGCAACATGCGTGTGAGTGTTTGTCCCCACGATCCTGTACCACCTGTTATTAAAATTTTACTGTTATTAAACATTTTGCTCTTCTGTACATGCAACACAGTTAATCCGTGTATTTTTTTATGTTTTGGAACGGCGTTAGTTCTAGATATTTCACAAGTACCACCTAGTTCACTGATTAAGTTGATCATAAACTTATCACTGCGGCAAAGATGTCCGGCTGTGGCCCACGCCGGATCTGGATCCGCACCATTGTCTTCAACACCGTTGGCCCAGACATATTCTATGGCAAATGTTCCTGTGGGGGCTAGACTACGAATTGCATGCTTGAGTTCATTAACTAGTGATTCGGTGACAACATGCTGAACAACATTATGACAAATGATCAAATCAAAGTAGTCAGTGGGCAATGATTCAACATCATTGATGTGATAAACTGACTCACATATAGGGTGAACACGATCCAGTGCAGAATCACTAATGTCTAACACACTGATCTTGGCTATTTCTGCAAATCCTTGGGTCACATAGCCCAGTCCGCATCCAATCTCTAACACACACATTCCGGGCACAATTAAATCTTTTACATTTAAAAAATCTACAGTGGCATCAAATCCGCAACCCGACAGTGTTTGTGCATTGTCTTGATCATGTTGCTGGTTCCAAAATTTTTGATTGTGGTCCATTTACATCTTTCCCATTATGATATTCACAACTACATCACTGACATTAGATCTGGTATATTCTTCAGGTACTGTCCAATTTTTAAGTGTTAGCGCCTGTTGATATCCTGCTAGAATATTGTGTGTTTCGAGCCCAGTTACAATATTTGATCCACACATGACCGTTTCCGGCCGTTCCGTAGTTGCTCTTATAGTTATTGTTGGTTTTTGGAACAGGCACATTTCCTCTTGTACTGTTCCAGAATCGCTGATGGCTAATCTGCTGTTGCATTCTAAATTTGCCCAATCAAAAAATCCCATGGGTTTGGAAACAATAATACGGCTGTTTAATTTTCTAGTTATGCGTTGTTGAGTTTTGGGATGACAACTAAACACAATAGGCAAGTCTTGACTGATTGTTTCAAATGCTTCAAGTATATTTGCCAAGCGAACAGGATTGTCCACATTTTCAGCTCGGTGAGTAGTGGCCACAATGTATTGATATGGCACAAGTTCTAGTTGGTCAAGTATTGTGCTGTGTTGTATTCTGTCACTGTAGTAGTCTAATACTTCTTGGATGGGATTTCCTGTGACAAAGATTTTATTGTTTGGCAAACCTTCACGTAGCAAGTTTTCTCTACTGTAGCCAGTGTAGGGCAAGTTGATACTGGCCGAGTGGTCAATTATTCTGCGATTCTTTTCTTCGGGCACCGAAAGATCGTAACAACGATTACCAGCTTCCATATGATACACCGGAATACCCATGCGTTCACATACAACAGCGGCCAACCCGGAGTTAGTGTCACCCAAGACTAGTACTGCATCTGGCTGAAACTCTTGGCAATACTTTTCTACGCCTATAAATGTTGCAGATAGTTGCTGGCCAATAGTTCCGCGACTCTCTAATACTATATCTGGCCGCCGCAACTGTAATTCTTCAAAGAATATATCGTTAAGTGTGGGATCATAATTTTGTCCGGTGTGTAACACGCGATGATCCGCCGCTTGATCTAACTTGGGTATCACACGACTGAGTCTGATTATTTCTGGGCGTGTGCCTAGTATGGTTAAAACTTTACGCTTCATAATATCCTACATAGTAATCGTCAAATCCTCGAATTTCAACACGAGTGAAGCCTGCAAAGTCTTCAGGGGTCCATAGGCTCTTGTGCAAATCATACTCATTGCCGTGACACCATAGTTCGGGATTGTTCACATTCTCATGATTCTCTGTCCAAATTTCTTCCATGGGGGTGAGTAAAAATATCCGACGGTTGGTAATTTGTTTAACTTGTTCAATTAATTTTAGGCCGGCGTCTTTGCTTAGGTGTTCAATAAAATCTAACATAAGCACATAGTCCCAACGATCTGGAGTAATATCTGTTACAGGAGTTGTTTCTAAGTCGGCCACAATATCTGGTTCAACCCATGCCCAAGCATCCACAGTCAACATACGACCACACTGTTTGCGCAAAGGGTCACTGTACATTTTTGGACCGCATCCAAGATCCAATAGGCTTGCACCCGGTGCTACTTGTGATTGCAAATATACAACTAGATCGTCGTTGCTAAAAGCTCGTTTTCCTTTTACTGTGTGTTTCATTTGTCAAACCCTTTGGTTTTTATTATTTCAGTTATCAAGTTGTTGTAGTTGTCGAGTGTGTCCGGTGTGAATTGATTTTCAAATTCTTGTGACACAGGGTGTCCAGCAAACCAATGATATCCTAATATGCACGGATGCTTCATGCGTTTTCGAACTATGTGTGTTAGCTCTTGATAAAAGGAGTCTACTGCCTTGGCCGAAATACTGTACACACAATTTTTGTTTAAAAAAGCAAAATGATTTTTAGGAAATGCTGTTTGAAAATCTTCAAGACTTTTGTAAGGGGCAAATAACGCATTACCAATGCATTGATATTGTGCGGGATCGTATTCAGCTAAACTTTGTTCGTGCATAGCCCGATAAAAAGTATTGTCTTGAGATCCGAGCATAAACCCCACTGTGTGTTTTTGGGGCGGTATCAATGGGCACAAGCCTGTTTTTAATTTAGAATTTTCTTTTGAATTTTCTGTTAAATTAGTCATGGGGTCTGTATATAAAATATCTATATCAGACCATAGTCCACCCACTTCATGCAAAATTTTCCAACGCAAAAAATCTGATTTGTGAACTTCGTGTGCTTGGTTGTCAAACCCATAACTATCAAAATCGTGTTGTACTATTTCAACTCTTAGATCAGGCAACTGGGGTGTCCAGTCTTGTTCAATATTAGATTGTTGTTGCTCGTGTGTGTACCATGTGGGTGCTGTTGTGCTAGACACCGCAGGAATGTGCATTTGAATTTGCCATTCAGGATTTAACTGCTCAAATGACTTAACTGACAAGTATCTCAAATAACTGAGATTGCCACCACCCCAGTAAAAGTGTGCTGTCTTGGGGATGTTTTTTAAATGCCACATATATCAATTTTGTTATTTGCTCGAACTTGAAGGTTGTCTTTGATACTAGTCCATAGTTCTCGATTGTTTACAGTCACTGGTGGGTTGTGTGGGTTATCATAGGTTTTTCTGTGATACTGATGTACGACCCAAGGATCTTCTACAAATTGCAAGTCCAGGTGCATGGCTCTAATACGATAGATTAATTCTACGTCATCCATGTCTTGCCCTTGAGCAAATCTTTCGTCAAATCCGTTTAATTTAATCAAATTATCACGTGTGATTGCTGTGGTAAAATGATAGGCATACGGACGTTCAACCACGTGGTTATACCAACGAGATTTTTTTTCAGTAAACATAGGCAACGGTTCACCGGACTGCATGACTTTGGTTTCAGCTTTGGTGGCTGCATAGCAGTGAAAAGAAAGATAGTTGTCATTGGTCAAATTGTCTAGAGTGTACTGTAGCACATCACCCATGTGACAACATTCAGGATTTTGTATAATGATAGTATCTCCGCGACTGGCTCTAAATGCTGTGTTGTACGGCACACAAGGATTGCAGTAGTCTTTTTGAGCACGGCTGTCACTCATACGAATCACTTGTATATCCAGGTGTGGAAACTCTGCGTGTATATTGTCCAATTGTTCTTTTGGATCACAAAAATCTTCAGCAATAATAATTTCTAAATCTTTGACTTGACTTTGACTGATAGTTTTTAGTGTGTACCTTAGTTGTGGCAGGCGATTAAAATAACTCATTACAATTGATATCATTGGTATTTCTTTAGTTCTTGAACAAATATTTCTAAATGTTTGCGTTTGCCTTTAGCACTCCAGATAGCACTAGTGGGAGACATGTGCCAGTCAATATAGCTGAGTGGTAGCAAACCTTTGCGATATCGGACAATAATGTTGTCCAAGCTGTGTTGATCAAGAAACCAATAAATGTTATCTTTTTCAATTTCTGTTCGAATTGTATTGCCCAATTCGTGTATAAAATTTACTCCATTGCGACGCTCGGTAAACAACATTGCACCAGCAAGATGTCCGCCTTTGACTTTTTCGTACAGGTAAACATCTGTCTTTGGGTCATTGGGCAAGATGTATTCAAATGGTGCTCGTACTAATCCATCCACATCTATTTCTAAAAATCTAGTGGGCGTTTGTATAATTTCGGCCATACGAACAAATCGCATACAAGCATAGTAAGTTTTCCATAACCATGTATTCAAACTTTCTAAGTCATTGTCTTTGATTTCGTATTGTTTGAGTCCCAACATCTTTCGTTTGCGGCCCATGTAGGGATCTGGTAACACATCCTGTTTCCAAAAATCAAAAGCTGGCTGAAATTGTTGTTGTGTAACTGTTTCCCAGGTAATGCTCACACGATCATGTTGTTGGCAAAACTCAATTTGGTCTGGTCGAGGATTATACAAGTGAACATGTACACCATGTGGTGTATTTCGAGTTACACTGTTGATTAAAGGTATGCCGTACAGGTCAAAATAACCAGCATCTGCGGCGGCATAGATAAAGAAGTTGGCCTGGTCAAGCTTTCCTTGAAGTGGTGGTATTTGCATAG